TGTACACCGAACTCTACCCAAAATCGCTGCATGAGAAATTTGAGCAGCTACAGGCAGCAAAAAACGCAGGTTGATAATAACTCGCCGGTTCATGTACCTGATAAATGAACAGTGATGATTTTGACGCGTGACAGTTTATGATTGCTTTAGAATTGAGCCACACCGAGCGTTCTACCTCGGGCACGTAACTAGCAAGTTTGGCTGTCTAATGGGCGTTAGCGGCCACAGGGAGCTGTAGCAACAAGGATGTTGAACTAATGATGAGATTGATAGTTATCGCTGCCTTGGTAACGGGCGCCTGCTTCTGGCTTATGTACTTGCTTCAACGGATGAGTGAGTTGCCTTGGGGGTAGGATGAGGCGATTGGGTAACGGGTTTTAAAGTTTATATTTATAATGGAATAAAATATGAAAACTGGTTTTTATGCCGTTTATCGCAGCAAAGATAAAGGAAAACACAAAACGTCTTTAGGCTTGCTAAAGTTTATAAAATCTCTGTCGGGTGGGAAAACCTCTTTAAGCTTAGGTAATAATTATCTTTACATTCATAGCATTGGCGATAAAACATTCCTATTCACTAAGACGAATGACAAAAGCCTCGTTCAGAAGATAAACAAATCTAATGCGTCCGTTGAGGATATAAAGAGCAGCCTGGCAGAAGACGAGTCGCTGGGTTTTCCATCCTTCATTTTCATTGAAGGGGATATCATTGGATTCGCCAGGACAATTTACGGACCAACAACTTCCGATCTTGCTGATTTTTTGACTGGAAATGGAATGCATATCGATGGCAACGAGAAGCTCCAAGTCGAGCCATTGATGAGGGGAACGACGAAAGATGATGTCATGAAGATGCATTTTATCGGTAGAACCACCGTTAAGGTTGAAGCAAGCTCGGGTGTTTTTGGCGATATATTAAAAACACTCGGTGCGAAGGAAGTAGAGGGGGAGCTTTTTGATTCCATTGAAATCGTGATCAAACCTAAATTCAAAAGGGATATTAAGGGGTTAGCAAAAGAACTCGTATCTAACCCTAACCCTCAATTCTCGGACATAAGCTTGAGAGCAAAGGACGAAGCCGGAGACATACTCACAGACCATTACCTTTCAGAAAAAGGCCATCTGTCAGCATCTCTGGACAAAGCGACTAATGCAGAGATAGCGGAAGAAATAACATATTGTTTCATTAGAATGAAACCGGCTATACTGCAAAGTTTTGAAAGGCAGATTGGGAAACTAAATAGCTAATTTATATAGGGGTTGTCATGCGAAACAAAATCATGCCGGGCATCTATATTGTTGCCACCCCGTATGTGCTCGTAATTGCCTGCTATTTCGCATTCCGTCACTTTATCCCCGGGGTGTCATTTTCCGAACATCGTGATGGGCTAGGCGCTGCGCTGGCGTCATATGCTGGGACAATGATCGCCATCCTCATAGCCGCCCTGACTTTTCTAATTGGTAGTAGGACGAGGCGGATAGATAAAATCAGAGAATACGGGTACATGACTTCCGTGGTCATCGTATACGCGCTTAGCTTTGTTGAGCTTGGAGTTTTGTTCTTTTCTGGAGTTCTCCTGATTTCCAGCATGAATGGATACATGCTGCCAACCATAGCAATCGGGGTTGCAGCTGCATCTTTCGTCCATATTTGCACACTGGTATACCAATTATACAATTTCACTCATAACTAACCCGGCCACCGCGCCGGGTTTTCTACACCCACCATCTGTACTATACTCACATCAGGGGCAAGGATAAGCCTCGTAGCAATACCCCCCCCATTTACTGATAATGCCCGGCTGCCGTGCCGGGTTCTTTTTGCCTGTCGTTCTCCATTTCTGCTCTACCGACACCCTACCCCCGCTCTGTAGCCGCTGCTGAGGCATGAAACCCTGTCAGCCAATCAAGTCGCCGGGTAGACATGTCTAAGTAGTGCTGCCCCTGCCGATGTTCAACCTGACTGAACAATACGAGGCCGGCGATGGGGCAGCAGATTTTATTTAGGGGGCGACGTTCACATTTTCAAGAGCGGCAGTTTCCTCGACTGCTTCCGGCGCTTCGTCAATCTCGCTCACTGGCATTTCCAGGCGCAGATCAATCCATCGCCCAGCCGGAATATCCATCGGTTCACCGGCCACAATCGCGGCGGTGTCAATGTCAAAGCGGCGTTTGCAGACCCTAACGGTAATAGTGCCGTCTTCGGCGGTTTCGGCCTCCACGAAACACAGGCGGTTACCGTTGATGTCCTGCGGTACCTCTATCGTCCACCCCTCTTTTGCCAGTCCAAGAGAGCCTGTGACGGTATAGACACCCACACCCTGACGTTCGGCCTTAACGCCTGACGCTTCGTCATTCACTGCAGCTAGCCCCGCCGGCGTGAAACCATCGAGATAATCCGAGTCCATCGCATCGGGATCGCCAGACAGGCGAGCTATCGGTGAGGCTTTCTTGATGAAGCCGTTGGCATCGACAGAAGTATTTCTATCTCCCCACAGGTGATGCCAGATAACGTTTTTGTCCGCACCGGATGAACTCCCAACCCAGGCACCTCGGCTGGCGCTGATGGCAAAATAAACGCAACTTGGGCCGCCACTTATGGGGAGTGCGAGTACCGCCCCAAAATCCTTAATTGGGGCATTTGCTGAGGATGCATTGAAACGATTAATAAAAGATGTGTTTTCTTGCGCATAAACGTCTGCCCGGTGAATTGGACCTGAGCCAAACCCGGCATTAGAAGCCCTGTTAGCGCCTTCACTGATCCGATCTAGCGTGGGTACAGTTAGCGTGGAGCCATCTTCTTTGGCAATATTGATGCTGCCCTTGGCGGTCATCCAATTCAGCAGGTCTCCTTTGTTTGCGGCAAGGGCAGAGAGCAGGTTGCTGAATTTCGCCGAGAACTGCGTCAGGTCTCCTTCGTAGGTGGTGATGATGGCATAGGACTGGTCTTTGGCGGTCGGACCGCTGTAGGGCGCCGAGAGCGTCAGTGAGGTATCGCTGTTCACGCGCTGGATTTCGTACAGTTTGCCGTCCGGGCCGATGAATATCATGCCGGGTAATACACCGTGGCGTGATACGCTCCATTGTGTGCCGGTGGCCGTGACGTTGGCGCTTTTGTTGGTGACGCTGATTTTTCCGGTGGTATACCACATGACTTCATTCCTTCACTTGACTTTGTGATTCGGGCATTTGGACTCGCAAATCTACCCATCGCCCATCAGGAATGTCGATGGGCATTCCATCGTCATAACCTGGCTTATTGTTACGGGCGAATGTTGGGGCTGATGGGTGCGCTCGGTGGTAAGTTTTTATCAGCAGGTCGCCGGACGGCTCCACTTCGTAATCTACCCAGACCAGCGGCTGTTTGTTGCGGTCGAGCGGCACCTCAATTCCGCCCTCTGGGCCGCCCCATTCTGCATCAGCGTTAAATCCGAGCGTGCCGGAAATCCGATAAACCCCCTCACTCACGCGCTCAGTTATCACGCCCAGGCTTTCGTCGTTGAGTTCGCAGGTGCCGTCACCGGATAATTTGACGATTGGCGATGCCTTCTTTAGAAATCCGTTTCCATCGACCATTGTATTTTTTGTTGACCACAATTTATGTGCAGCATATTGGCCATTGATATTGAGCACATAGAGAATCTCGCCATTGGTTCCCAATGCAAGATATTGCTGCCATATCCCAGTCCCCGCAGCGTTAGATGTGTCTTTCCTGTTATTAACCTGTATGGCAATACCATACTGTGTATCAAATCCCCAGGGAGTATTATCGAACGTCCATACACCTGCGCCTCCGTCGTTCTTCGCTCTAGCGCCACATGCGAATAAATTCCTCTTTAATTCATTATCCAGTTCTGCTCTTGCAATACTATTTTTTGATGCTAGGTTGCCTAAGGAGGATTTATCTGCTTTTTTGTCTAAAGCAGTTTTATCCGCTTTTTTATCGAGTTCTGTTTTTTCAGCCTTGGCACCCAAGCCTTCATACAGTTTCTTGAGTGAAGGGACTTTCACCGCACTGCCATCCGGCCCCACAATGGACACATCCTCGGACGCGGTGATCAACTGCCCCCAGGCATTCACCTGTTGCTCGTAGTAGCGCGTCATTTCCGATACGCGCTGTGCCAGTGCGTCGTTGCTCAGGGCATCGGTAAGCAGCAGGCAGTAGGCGCTGTTGCTGATGGCTTTGGTCGGCGCTCGGTTAACCACAAGTTGCGTCGCACTGTTGATGCGCAACACGGTGAACGCTTCGTTGGCGGGCATTACCAGAAGCGTATTGCCTGGGCGAACGGGGTTATTGGCGGTTTGCCAGTTAACACCGCTGCCATTGACGGTCGTACCGCTGAACGTGACCGTCCCGGTATCGTATGTTGCCATTGGAAGTTCCTTAAATGTGAATCAAACACATAACGATCGTTTTGAACGATCAATTAAGAAATATTGATCTACAAAACCAATTTCAATATCACCATTACTTTCTGTACGATGAATGCAAGTAATTGCCTACCAACAAAGGAAATGCCATGAAGATTATCGTTGCCATCGCGGCCGCTTGTGTTTTAGTTGTCTCAGGATGCGCAAGCCATAAAACGAAATACTTCACAGTAAATTGCGCAAATAAGACCATTCAAACGCCATCAGAAAGCTATAATCAAAGTGATTTATCACTTATCAAGAAAAGGGTTTCATATATCTGTGCTGGAAGTGTAGGCCTGATAGCTCTGCACCCAACAGACTTAAACGCCTTGAAGTAATAGCTCATCAATCCAGCAAAAACCATTGCCCCGAACCGGGGCTTTTTCATGAGGTAAACCCTTTAATTATTGCCCGGTCGTAGTAGTTGGTTGGCAATCCATCGACATCAACCACCATTATCTGAGAGCGTGTATTAGGGTTAGCCCACCCGCTCTTTGGTGCAGTCCAAAGATATTCACCACGGGGAACTAATGAGACGGTTATTTTATTATCCCAATCAGAGAAGTGGAAACACTCGTAAAGCATATATCCGTTTGTGCCGCTCCATGCAGTTCCATCAACAATGTACCCCCTTGGATTTGGCATTGCCATAGCAAGATTTCCCGAGCCTGCGGAACCAACCACCGTCCAGTTACCTCCTTCGGGGTCGTTGATATTCTTATTGGGATAGCCCGGATCTAACCACAATACGGACTTAACCTTCATGAAATTCCAGCCGCTATCAAAAATAATTCCGCCTTGCGCATTAGATATCTGCAATCCGTATGCAGAACGTTCAGGCGGTATCCAGCGGTCAAAGACATAATATTGAATTGTCCCGACGTTTTTGTTTGCCCACTTCAAAATCCGGTTCCACTTTCTGGTTGGAATTTGGGGGCTAATCCAATCTCGGTCATCACCAGGCATACAACAAATTCGCTGGTCTGCGTTCATGGGTTTAAAGAACACGATAGGCGCAAAACAATCATCCAAATTAATTGCACAAGAAGAAGCAAGGCTTCCTGCAAAAGGCGGCGCGAACGACGCATTATGAATTTGCCCCGCAGCCCTTAACGTGTAATTGACATCATCCGTATTCGCAACAACATAATTCTTGTCATTGATAAGCTGTATGCCGTACCCACTAGGCATTGTATACCCCCCAATGCACGGTCAAAAGACCAAGCGCCAGCCCTCCCCCCAAATCATCAGGGTAAGAACGGATCGCATCATTGTATGAAATATCGATATAATTAGGGCCACAGTAAATATCTGGCGGTGAATAGCTATACAACCAGCCATCAGGCAAAACGTAACCTGGAATCGGTACAGTATAACAATACGGGGTTCCGCCATTAAATGGAATATTGTCGATTCGATGGCTCCATGAATGTGGTGGATTTCCCCACCACTGAATAATTCCAATATCATATGAACCAAGCCAGCGCGACATAATGACCGTATGATCTGCAACCATTTTCCCGTTGGGGTCGAATATTTGCCAGCCGTATTGCCCATTCATTACCACAACCTCCCCAGTTTAACGCGGACGGTATTGTTTTCATCAGTGAAAATCATGTTATTTTCAGACCTGCTAATCCGCCAGCCACCATTCACATTGAACCCTTTAGAACTGATTTCATTGGCTATTTTCGCGTTACCGATGGACGCGTCTTGAATAAAAGCTTGATCGACGAACATCTGCCCGTTTTGCACCACGAACGGCACTGCGACCTGACCATTCGCCCGGTTAATGATGGCGAAGCGGTTGGCATCCACCAGGAACTGGCTGTTGCCTTCGCTATCCACTCCCAGCGCAACGCCACCCACGACAGGGTTACCGTTGGCATCCACTTCAACCTTGACCATCCATGTCGCAGACAGTTTGCCGTTAACGTCTGCCTGCACTTCGCTGACCTGCTGTAGCTGCGCAGTGTTTTCACCCAGTTGCGCCTTGAGCGTGGTCTGCTCTTTCGCGACGGCTTCCTGCTGATTAGCGATAACAGTCTGCTCATGGATGATTTTAGCCTCGGCCTTCCGGCGCTCTTTGCCCTGCTCATGGAGCCCCAGCGCCTGCTCAATCAGCCCTTCCGGCGTGTTGTCGATAGCGGCAGACGCTTCCAGGCTCTGGATGCGCGAACCGCTGGCCTGCTGAGCCTCGCTTACGGTTTTCACCTGGTCGAGCGCCTGCGCCACCGAATCAACGGTTTCGCTCTTGACCTGCGTGATACGTTCGCCAAGTGCCTTGTCGGCATCGGCGCGGGTCTTCGCCTCGGTGGTGATGTTGGCTGTGTTCTTGCCCACGTTGCTGCTCATATCCTGCAACGCCCGGCTGGTCGCCTCCTTCTCTCGCGCCACGGTTTCATCCAGCCGCGTCAGGCTGGCCGACGCCGTATCGAAATTGGCAGTCAGGGTGGTGAGCTGTTTGGCATGGGCCTCCTGCTGATTGGCAATCACCTCCTGCGTGGTTTTCAGCGTGGCCGAGACAGCAGCCTGCCGCTGTTCGCCCTCAACCTGGTTGAGCGAGTTTTGGATGGTGGCTTTGGCGTTCGCCTCCAGCCCCTGCGCAATCTGTGCCTGGCTGCCTTCGAGGTCACTCTGCGACTGCTTCAGCCCCGTGATACCCGCCGCGTTCTCGCCGACTTTGGAATCCAGCTTGCTGAGCTGCTCCGCCGTCGCCTTGCTGTCGGTGGCCACTGTCTGCCGCAGGTCTTTGATAGCCCCTTCGCTGGTTGCAGTACGGCTTTCCAGCTGCTTGAGCGAAGTCGCCGTGGCCTGCTGATTATCCGAGACCGTCTTTTCGAGCGTGGTCAGCTTGGCCTGCTGTCCATCGAAGTTCGCGCCCAGCTGCGTGACATGCTCGGCGATGGACTCCGTATCGGTCTCCAGTATGTTTTGCCGGTCAATGATCCACGCTTCGCGCTCGCCGCGCTCCTGCTTCTCCTGCTGCAGCCCGAGGCTATTTTCAAGTGCTGCCTTGGCGAGGCTGTCCAGGCGCTCTGACGCATCGGCAAGCTGCTTGTCCAGCGCGGCAGCATCAGCACCCAACTGGTCGCGCACCGTTTCAATCTGCTTCTCGATATCTTTCAGGTTGGCCTCGGTGATGGCGCTGTTAATTTTCTCCTGCAGCGCTTTACCCAGGTCACTTTCCAGTATCTGTCCGGCAATAAAATCGAGAATGCCGCGTGCATCATCGCGCGGTTCACCGCTGGCCTCGACGAAGTTGGATTTCCCGACAGCGTTTACACTGCGCACGTAAAAATAATATCGGTGACCAGGCTTGATATGTTGCCCCTGCACCACCCACAGCGTGCCCGTGCCCAGATATTGCGCCCGGGCGGTGACCGTGGTGATGTCCGTCAGTTGCCGGTCGGAATACCAGAACTCGAATTGCGTGCGCAACGCGTTCATGCCACCGGTACGCGGGATCACGCCGAGACTGAAATAACCGGGTTCAACGTCAATATAGGACGGCGGCGCCGGCGGATTAATCGAGAACGTGACGGATGTCGGCTCCCCTTTCTGCCCGCGGGTGTTTTGCGCCGTGACCGTCAGGGTATAATCCCCGCGCGGCAGTCCGCCAAAACGATAGAGGCTGTCTGTCGTGGTGGCCGTCCCGACAATGCGCCCCCCTACCGTTAACTTGAGGACAAAACTTATCCCTCGCGCGGCATAAGGCGTATCCCAGGTGGCGACCACCTGCCACGCTTCCGTGTCTTGCGTCAGCTCGACCGCCAGGTGCTCAACCGGCGGGATAAGAGTGCTCAGATTAGTGTCAGGTTTTGGGTCGAAGCGTGCGCCATTATCGACAATCGCCTCTTTCTCCGGCACATGCTGCACCGCCGTAACGGCATAGGTGCCATCTCCCTTGTCGCTGACCGTGATGGCCCTGAACAGTCGGCGCCGCAAAGAAGGCAGACCGAGCGCCCAAACGCCTCCCTCGCGCACGCCCGCGGGCAAGCCGTTGACCTGAAGCTGTTTGGCCGCAGGGAAACCCGTCACCGTCAGGCGAACCGGTTGCCCTGCGGCGTCCATCAGACTGAGGGTCGCCTGACCTTTGGCCGGCTTTTCTACGGGGCGATCGAGCGTCAGCGTATTCGTTTTTTCATCGACACTAACCAGGCGGCCGCCGATCTGCGCATCCACGTAATCATTGTCCGCCACCTCGATGATGTCGCCCGGCGTGTGTCGCAATCCCTCGGCGCCCACCGCAAACTCCACGGTTTGCGTTTCCAGCTTTTCGGTGGTCAGGATCCACAGGCCGTGACGATGTGCCTGACCGCGACTTGTACATCCAAACGCATCGACCCGCAGCACATTACGGCCAAAGCGCGCCACCATGGCATCGTCGGACACCTGCTCAACGCTGGTTTTCCAGCCGTTGTCCGGATCGATAAATCGAACTTCCACCACGGTATGACGCGCCTTTAGCGAACTGGCACTGTAACCGAAAGCGCCGCCTACCACATTGGCATTGGTATATGGCCAGACGACATCAAAGGGCCGATCCTGAATGAACGTCATGCGGCGTCCATCCCAGACTGGCATCACGCGCATCATGGCGCAGAGCTCGCTGACGATGTCGTAGGCCTTGCGCAGATCGGTCAGGTAGGCATTACAGCGCATGCGGGGTTCACGCCCGCCAAAGCCGTTCGGCACGGACTGGTCGCAATATTGCCCTATCGCATAGAGAGCAAACTTGTCTACTTCACCGACGTTAAGGCGTTTTCCCATGCCGTAGCGTGGGTGGGTCAGCAAGTCATACAGCACAAACGCCGGGTTATCTGACCAAGCAGGCTTGAAAGCGCCGGTCCAGATGCCGTTATATGTCCGGGTGACCGGATCGTAGTTATCCGGCACCTGCACGATGCGCCCACGCACCAGATAATTACGCCGAGGGAATTTGTTCCCGAACTGTTCACTGTCAAAATTCAGCCCCACTACTGCAGAGCCTGGGTAAGTCTGGGCGATGTCAGTGATTTCGGTGTAACTCGACCATACCGTTGTATTCTGGATCCGGTCTGTCGTGCTGTCAGGTGTAGTACGCACCATACGCACGCTGAAAGGCCGCGGAGGCAGGTTATCAAGCACCACAGCCATCATGTAGGGCGAGTTGCTGCGTTTGCCGCGAATGGTCACGTCTTTTTCCGTTACCCAGGCGCCGTTGCGCTGGATCTGGACCTGCAGCTGAACCGCCGTTGGCACGCGGCTACCATCCTCAGTGACCTCCATCAGAGACTGTGTGCCAAACGTAAGGCGCAGGCGATCAATGTTGGGTGTGGTGATGGTCCGTGTAACGGGCGCTGATTGTTTTATCTCGATGCCAACGGGTGTTTCACTGGACGAGTCGGTAAACCCTTCCATCACCGGTTGTTCCAGTGTGCCGGCACGCCATTGCGCCACCATGCCATTGACACTGCTGTTGCCGCCGTCATCCACTGCCGGCGTATCATCCAGGTAGACAGACTGCAGGCCCTTGACTGGACCTTCGATGGGGCCTTCGCTGATAAGATCAATGATCGACAGTTTCTGACGCGACTTCAAATCATTCGGCGCCTCATAAGGTGTGCTTTGTTTGCCGCCGCCTTTACCCATGAAATCACTCCTTGCTTGTTAACCGCCGTGCTTGCCG